GTATAGCTAGTTCTGGAGCATTTATGTTTACAGTCTCTACACTCTCCCCTACTACTTTACCTAATGAATCTAATATCTGAGCAGCAGTTTGGAACTGACCTTTTTTACATGCCTTATCAAAAAGTCTAACCCTCATGGCTTGAAGCCTGGCGATCATATTTTCTCTATCCTTTTGCCAATCCTCTTCATTCCATTTTGTTACTTCTTTCCAATCGTTCCAAGCGGTTTTAACGCAAACCCCTTCTCTGGAAGAATGTTCTAAAACCAAATGTCTTGCTGGCAAACCTTCCAACTGCCTTCTGTATAACCTTTGCCTTCTTTGCTCTATAACCATATCTGGCGATCTACCAGGATTTCTTTTCTTTGGAACGGATCTATCGTCAAAATTCTGTAG